TATAGAGAAGTTAAGAAATTTACCACCTGATATTAGGAAGGATGCTTTAAAACTATATATTCAATCTATACAAAAAAAGAAAGAAGAAACAGCTCATTCAGATTTCCTTTCTTTTGTTAAACATGTATGGCCAGAATTTATTGAAGGCTATCATCATAAAAAGATTGCAAAGAAATTTAATGAACTAGCTAAAGGTAAAATAAAAAGGCTTATTGTTAATATGCCACCAAGACATACAAAGTCTGAGTTCGCTTCGTTCTTGTTTCCCGCTTGGATGATTGGGCAACGACCTAACTTGAAGATTATTCAAACGACCCACACAGGCGAACTGGCTGTTAGATTTGGTCGTAAGACTAAAACATTAATTGATAGTGAAGATTATCAAAAGATATTTAAAACAAAATTAAGAGAAGATTCACAAGCAGCGGGCAGATGGGAAACAGAACAAGGTGGCGAGTATTTCGCAGCGGGTGTTGGTGGAGCTATTACTGGTCGAGGTGCTGATTTATTAATTATTGACGATCCACATTCTGAACAAGATGCATTAAGTTTACCTGCATTAGAACGTGCATATGAATGGTATACTTCTGGTCCTCGTCAACGTTTACAACCAGGTGGAATGATTGTGGTTGTTATGACCAGATGGAATACAAAAGATTTAACTGGAATGTTATTACAATCATCAGGAGATGCTAAAGCTGATAAATGGGAACTTGTAGAATTTCCTGCAATCTTACCTTCAAATAAACCTGTATGGCCACAGTATTGGAAGTTAGAAGAATTAGAAGCTGTTAAAGCTTCTGTAAGTATTCAAAAATGGAATGCACAATGGATGCAAAATCCAACATCAGAAGAAGGTGCAATTATAAAACGAGAGTGGTGGCGTAAATGGGAATATGAACAGATTCCACCTTTAGAACATGTAATACAATCTTATGATACGGCATTCATGAAAAAAGAAACAGCCGACTATTCTGCAATCACAACATGGGGAATATTTTATGCGGATGAAGATTCTGGTCCACAATTAATATTGCTTGATGCACATAAAGGTAGATACGAGTTTCCAGAACTAAGACGTATTGCATATGAACAGTTTATATATTGGAATCCTGAAACAGTTTTAATTGAAGGTAAAGCTTCTGGATTACCTTTAACCTATGAATTACGTAAAATGGGAATACCAGTTATCAACTTTACACCAAGCAAAGGAAATGATAAGCATGCAAGAGTTAACAGTGTTGCACCTCTATTTGAGAGCGGTTGCATATGGGCGCCCACTCATAAAGAATTTGCTCAAAAGGTAATAGAGGAATGCGCAGCTTTCCCTTATGGGGAAAACGATGACTTGGTAGATTCTACGACGCAAGCTCTTATGAGATTTCGTCAAGGTGGATTTATTGAACATCCTGAAGATTATCGAGATGAGCCATTACCTCATATCGAAAGAAACTATTATTAATTATTAGTTACGAATTATAAAATATGAAATACGATAAAGATTTTTTAAAACAATTATTCAATCCAATTCATTTAAGTACAACACCTTCTACTGTTGCAATGAGTAAAGAAGAAATTAAAAGAAAAAGAAAAAATTTTAATCTTAATAAAGAAATTAAAAATAAAGATCTTAGAAATTTTTTAGGATTATCTAATCAACCTTTGGATAGTAAAAAACCTATATCCACTGATTCTAAAAATGCTGATAAAGATGCCATGAATTATATGGAACCTAAACAATATATTTCTACTTTATCTCATGGAAGTAAAGTTCAATCTGCACCACTTGATAAAGTTATGAAAGATTATACTAATACAAAATTTCCAACTAAAGTTATTAATCCACATATTGTTTTAAATAAAGTTCACAATATGCCAGATTGGATTCAAGAATTAGTAAACAAACTTCATAAAGATGGAATTAATCACACAGGCAAAGTCCCTAGCTCCCCGAATACCGTCGTTAAAAAAACAGTATTAGGAAATGAAACTTTATTTTATCACGTGCTTCCAGATGGAACTATTAGAATTGATGTTCAAAGTCCTTATGCAGCTTATCCAAATAAAATTTCTAAAATGGGAGTATACAGTATGACTTATACTCCTCCAGCAACTCATACAGATCCAAAAACAAATATTATTATGACAACTCCTGCTGAGTTTAAATTTTTTGAAAGTAGACATCAAATAGATGGAAGTCTTAAAGAAAAAGAAGTACATTTTAATAATCGCATTAGTGATACTACTCCACTTGAAAGTAAAATTACAAAAGTACCATTACATATTTTAAGAAGAGAACAAGGTGTTAAACCAGGTAGAAATATTAACCCAGATGTATTAGCTGATTTACATAGTCAAACATACACTATAAATCATAAATAACATGGATAACAAAATGGTTAAGCCTAAAAAGCTTACAAGAACCATACCGCCTTTAAGAGGACCATGCCCACAAGGCTTGAATATCCCAGATAAAAAGGTTAAGGTAGCAAATCCGGAGAAAAACAATAATGGCAACAATAGATAAATCATTACCCAACATTACACCAGGTGATGGATTAACGGTTCCAACTGCTATTGATTTAAATCAACCATCAACCACAATTTCACAATCAGGACCAGTTGATGTAACTGAAAATGAAGATGGTAGTGCTGATGTTAATATAGGACCAGAAGTTGCTCCTCAACAACAATCACAAAATCATTTTGATAATTTAGCTGAATTATTAGATGATAAAGTATTAGGTCCTATTGGATCAGAACTTACAGATGATTTTGAACAATATAAAACATCACGTCAAGATTGGGAAAAGGCTTATACCGATGGATTAGATTTATTAGGATTTAAATATGAAAAAAGAACTGAACCTTTTAAAGGTGCATCGGGTGCAACTCACCCAGTATTAGCAGAAGCTGTTACACAATTCCAAGCACAAGCGTATAAAGAATTATTACCAGCAGAAGGACCAGTTAGAACTCAGATTATAGGAGCGGTCAACACGCAACGAGAACAAGAAGCTGGTCGTGTTAAAGAATTTATGAATTATCAAATTATGGATGTCATGAAAGAATATGAACCAGAGTTTGATCAAATGTTATTTTATTTACCATTATCAGGATCAACATTTAAAAAAGTTTACTATGATGAATTATTAGGAAGACCTGTTTCTAAATTTGTACCAGCAGAAGAACTTGTAGTTCCTTATTCTGCAACTTCATTAGAAGACGCTGAAGCAGTTGTTCACATTATTAAAATTTCTGAGAATGATTTGCGCAAACAACAAGTATCTGGATTTTATAGAGATGTAGATTTATCAGGACCACCAGAAGGAACAGAAACAGATTTACAAAAAAAACAAAATGAAATTGAAGGTATAAGAAAAACTACAGGCAATAATATGTATACTCTATTAGAGTTTCATACATATTTAGATATTGAAGGTTTTGAAGATAAAGATCAAAATGGTGAGCCTACTGAAATTAAATTACCATACATTGTAACTATCGAGGAAGATTCAAGAGAAGTATTATCTATTAGACGTAACTGGCAACCAGATGATGTTAAAAAAGAAAAGATACAATACTTTGTTCATTTTAAATTTTTACCAGGATTAGGTTTTTATGGATTTGGTTTAATTCATATGATTGGTGGATTATCACGTACAGCTACATCTGCTTTAAGACAATTACTCGACGCTGGAACCTTAGCTAACTTACCAGCGGGATTCAAGCAACGAGGAATTAGAGTTAGAGATGATGCACAACCAATTCAACCAGGTGAATTTAGAGATGTAGATGCACCTAATGGAAATATTAAAGATTCATTTATGATGTTACCATTTAAAGAACCTTCTCAAACATTATTATCATTAATGGGAACTGTTGTACAAGCGGGTCAAAGATTTGCTTCAATTGCTGATATGCAAGTTGGAGATGCTAATCAACAAGCTCCAGTTGGAACAACTGTTGCATTATTGGAACGAGGATCAAGAGTTATGTCTTCAATCCATAAAAGAATATATGCAGCTTTGAAACAAGAGTTTAATGCATTAGCTAGATTATTTAGAATTTATTTACCACCAGTATATCCTTATGACGTGGTTGGAGGAGCGAGACAAATTAAACAAGCTGACTTTAATGATAATGTTGCAGTCATTCCAGTTGCTGATCCAAATATATTTAGTCAGACTCAAAGAATATCTTTAGCACAGACTGAAATGCAACTTGCAGCATCTAACCCAGCTATGCATAACCAATATCAAGTTTATAGAAATATGTATGAAGCATTAGGAGTTAAAGATATTGATAAAATATTAATTCAGCCACAACCCCCACAACCAAAGGATCCTGCTTTAGAACATATTGCGGCTTTAGCAGGACAGCAATTTCAAGCTTTTCCAAATCAAGATCATAGAGCACACATTACTGCTCATTTAAATTTTATGGCAACTAATATTGCTAAGAATGCACCAATCGTTACTGCATCATTAGAAAAAAATATATTTGAACATATTTCTTTAATGGCTCAAGAACATACACAATTAGAATTTGCTAGAGAATTACAACAAATGAAAATGTTACAACAACAACTTCAACAAATGCAAACTTCTGGTCAAATAAATCCACAAGTAATTCAACAAGTACAATCTCAAGTAAATAGTTTAAGTATGACTATTGAATCTAGGAAAGCACATATCATTGCTGATGCTATGGAAGAATTTGCTAAAGAGGAACAAAAAATAGCAGGTCAGTTTGGTAATGATCCAATAGCTCAACTTAAAGCTAGAGAATTAGATTTAATGGCTCAAGAAAATGATAGAAAACGAACAGAAGGCGAGCAATCTCATAATTTAAATAAAATGAAGGTGCTTATGAATCAAAAAGTACATGACGAAAAACTAGACCAAAATGAGCATTTAGCTAAGATGAGAGCCGATACTTCTATTGAAAAGACTGTATTAAGTAAGGTATTAAATCCTAAGGTTGAAAAACATCAATAAACAAGGTATAAAAAACTATGGATAAAAAACAAGCTAAAATTAAAACAGTAATGAAAGAGTTTAAAGCTGGTAAATTGCATTCAGGTAAATCTAAAAAGATTGTAAAAAATCCTAAACAAGCAATTGCTATAGCAATCTCTGAAAGCAAAAAATCAAGCAAAAGGAAATAATATGTCTAATCCAAAAGGAAATGAAAAAATAAGATCAGTAGCACAAAAACATAAAAATAAAAAAATGCCAGAAGCAATTGGAATGGCAAGAAAATTTTTAGAAGATCCAGCTAAACATATTGGTGTTGCTATTGCTGAAGGTAAAAGAACTAAAGGCTATGGAGTTGAAGGTGAAAAAACTTATTCTGAAAATAATTCATTAAGAGATCCTAATTCTCATGAAGTAGATTTTTCTGAATTTACAAATGAAGATGGACACTTAAAAGGTGGTATCGATGTTGAAATGACTGGACCACAAGAAACAGCTGAAGAAAAAGTTCGTGGTCAAGGACGAATGTTACCTGAGAAAAGAAAAACTGCGAAATGGTTCTAAACCATGTTCGGAGCTTTAGCACCAATAGCTAACATATTATTCTCAACTATTGAGAAATGTGTTCCTGATAAAGATTTACAAACTAAATTAAAATTTGAAATTCAACAGCAGATGTTACAATCTCATGCTGAAGAATTTAAAGCAGCTGCTTCTATCGTAGAAGCTGAAGCAAAAGCTGGTCCTTTTACATCAAGCTGGAGACCTTTATTGATGTATGTATTAATCTTTATAATAGTGTGGAATTACGTATTAGGACCAATTATTAAGATATTCACAGGTAGTGTAATAAGCTTTGAATTACCTGGTGATGTATGGACTTTATTACAAATTGGCTTAGGTGGCTATGTTGTAGGTAGGTCTGGAGAATCTATTGCAAGAACTATTGCCAATAGACCAACAAACAACTATACTAACAACACTAATAATGCTAATAATAATATTAGTGATAATAAATAGGAGATATTATGAGAAACGATTTTAAAATGAGAAACCATTTAAGAGGTGGTGGAATTGCTAAAAGAGGATTAGGTGCCGCGCTTAGAGGCGGTGGAATCGCGAAACGAGGAATGGGCGTTGCATTAAAAGATGGTGGTGACGTTGCACAAGATAAAGCATTAATTAAAAAAGCATTTAAGATGCATGATATGCAAGAGCATAAAGGTGAACACACTAAATTAGATAAATTAAAAAAAGGTGGAATGGCAAAAGAAGAATCTAAAATGCATGAAGCCAAAGAATCTAAGAAAAAAGAAATGATGGAAGAATCTAAAATGAAAAAAGGTGGAAGAGTTAAAAAGAAATACGGCGGTAAGTGCTAATGGCTAAACTTGGGATACATAAAAGAGGATCAGGCGTAGAAAAATTATTTGGTCAAGGTGTGTCTCATCATAAAGCAACTGATTTACATATGGGAGATCAAATGGATCAACATCCAATGACTTCTCCAATTCATCCTGATTTATCTTCTATGGCAGGAGGACCAAGTGCACCATCTTCTACAGATGCAGCTAATGCTTCTATTCCTTCAAGTGGTGGAATGGGTGGAATGCCAGGTTTAAAAAAAGGTGGAATGGTAAAAAGAAAACATTATGCTAAAGGTGGTTTATCTCCAATTGATAATTTAAAACTTCCAAGAAAAATTAGAAGTGGTTTAGATATGTTAAAAGATGGTGGCTCTCCAAAAAATTGGATTAAAGGTGCTATCAAACATCCAGGTTCTTTAAGAAAATCTTTACATGTTAAAGAAGGTCAAAAAATCCCAGCTAAAAAATTAGCAGCAGCTGCTAAGAAACCAGGCATTATGGGAAAACGTGCAAGACTTGCAGAGACTTTAAAAAAACTTAGAGGTTAATTACAATGGCTGGCATTGGTAAACAATTGCGTGGCTCAGGATTAGCTAAAATAATAAATAAATCTATTCAAACTAAAAGAAAAGGTTTTGATGCTGGTGGAATGGCAACAGCTGATTTACCAAACAATGTTATATCAAATAATATTTTAACAGGGCAACCTATGCAACCTAGACCAATTGCTCCAATAGCAGGATATAAAAAAGGTGGAAGAGTTAAAAGAGCAAGTGGATCTGGATCAAGTGGAGAAATGATAGAAAATTGGGATCAATTAATTACTCCTTATGAAATAAAACAATATAATAAAAAATATTTTAAAGAACATCCAGAAGAAACAGATGAGTATAAAGCAAAACAATTAAAAAATTTAGAAGATAGCAATTATAATACTAATGCTATGGGTGATAAATATAAAAAAGGTGGAAAAGTTAAATCAGCTAAAAAAGGTCTTTGGTATAATATTAACAAAAGAAAAAAATTAGGTATAAGTCGTCCTAAATCTAAATCAACTATATCAGCTAAAGCATATAAAAATATGAAAGCTGGATTTCCTAAATAATATGTCTGGTCTTGGTATTCAAACAAGAGGTTCTGGAATTGCTAGAATTAATAAATCAATAGGTGGTAAAGTTAAAAAACATTACGAAGATAATCCTCAAGATTTTAAAGAAGAATCTAATACAGATACTTTTGCTGACGGTGGTACACCGGCTTGGCAACGTAAAGAAGGTAAAAATCCAGAAGGTGGTTTAAATAAAAAAGGTATTGCATCTTACAGACGTGAACATCCAGGATCTCATTTATCATTAGCAGTTACAACTAAACCTAGTAAGTTGAAGAAAGGTTCTAAATCTGCTAAAAGACGTAAATCATTCTGTAGCAGAATGAAAGGGATGAAGGCTAAATTAACATCAGCTAAAACAGCCAGAGACCCTAATTCAAGAATTAATAAGTCCCTTAGAAAGTGGAATTGTTAATATAAACAACTAAAGAAAGGTAAATAAAATATGGAAGATGTAGATGTAGCTTATAAACTACAACGATTTATGAAATCGCAATTAGAAAATTTAACTTTAGCTCTAACCTCTGGTGTTGACAGTATGGAAAAATACCAATATATCTTAGGTCAAATTCGTACATACGAATATATCTTACAGGAGATCTCTAACCTGCTAAACAAAAAGGAGCTAAAAGATGACGAAGGAAACATTGTTAAACTCGACTGATGACCAGTCAACAAGTAATAAAGAAATACCTAAAACTATTTTAGGTTTAGAAGAAAAATATCAACAACAAGATGCTAAAATTGTTAGAGCTGAAAATATTACAGAATCTCTAATTGACAATCTACCTAACCCAAGTGGTTGGAGAA